ACGACCAAGCCCATCATCATCGACTGCGAGAACGGGGCCGCGCACGTCAGTTGCGACCGCACGCCGTACCTGTCGGACTGGCCGTCCATCCAGCGATGGTTGGAGGCCCTGGCGGCCGGAGGACACGACTATGGAACCGTCGTCGTGGACTCCGTGGATTGGCTGCTGCGCCGTGCCGAGGAGCACGTCTCCGGCGTGGACGGAAGCCCATCCGGCATGAAGCAGACGCTGAACCGCTCCCACGGCGGGTACGGCAACGGCAAGCAGGTGCTGAAGAACTACGTCTATCAGTACCTGCTGCCCATGCTGGACACCATGGTCAACGCCGGGATCGCCGTGGTGCTGCTGGCGCACGCGACCCGCCGGGAGATCACGACCATCGACGGGATCACCGTCGAGAAGTCCGCCCCGGAAATCCACCCCGACTTGGCCAACACCATGATCGAGTGGTCCGACTTCGTCGGCGCTGCCCGCATGGCCGCCGACGGGCGCGAACTGATCCTCAGCGAGACCGGCCAGTTGCTGGCCAAGAATCGCTACGGGATCGACTCGCCGCTTCCGCTGTCCTGGCAATCGTTCCTGAACGCCATGTCTAACCCCAACACGGAAGGAGCAAACACCCATGCCTAATCTCAATGGATTCGATGCCAACACCGTCGAGCCGGTCCAGAGCAGCTTCGAGCCGATCCCAGCCGGCAAGTACCTGGCGATGATCGTCGGCTCGGAGGAAAAGACCAGCCGGAAGGGTTTCCGGTATCTCAGCCTTGAGTTCGAGGTCCTGGAAGGCCCATGCAGGGGCCGCAAGCTCTGGGCCAACCTCAATCTCTACCACCCAGACCCGGAGGTGGTGAAGTTCGCCCGCGGCGAGCTGGCCAACGTCTGCAAGGCCGTCGGCGTCCTGAAGCCCGCCGACAGCGTGCAGTTGCACAACCTGCCCATGCAGATCGCCGTCAAGTGCGTCAACCGCAAGGACACCGGCGAGCTTCAGAACCGCATCAAGGCCTACGAGCCAAAGGCCGCGGCGCAGGGCCAGCCCCAACAGGCCCCCTCCAACAGCACAACTCCGCCGTGGAGGCGCTGATGTTCACCATCGAGCTTCCATATCCGCCCAGCGTGAATCGCTACTACCGCCACGTGGGCTTCCGCACGCTCATCAGCCGGGAGGGTCGCGCATACCGCCGCACGGTGTGCGCGATCCTCGCCCGGGCGGCTGTGCGGCCGATGGACGGCACGTTGGCGGTCGGGCTGGACTTGTACCCGCCCGACCACCGCACTCGTGATGCGGACAACGCACAAAAAGCACTCCTCGATGCCCTTCAGCACGGCGGCGTTTTCCACGACGACAGCCAGGTCAAGAAACTCCTGACCATCATGCGGAACACGGTCGTGCCGGGCGGGAAGGTCATCGTCTGCATCCTCCCACTGGACCTATCAACCGTGAAGGAAATCCAACATGAAATCCGCTCAAGTACCTGACGGCGCTCCTCCTGCCCCCCGTCATGCGATGGTCAAGCTTGCCGACATCCGCATCGACGGCGGTTCGCAGCAACGGCCGCTGTCGCAGGAGGCGCTGGAATCCTATGAAGAGCGCCGGCTCGGCGGGGAAGAGTTCCCGCCCGTCCAGACGGTGTTCGACGGGCTGCACCACTGGCTCTGGGACGGTTTCCACCGCGTCCACGTCGCCCGCAAGGTCGGGGACAAGATGATCATGGTGGAGATCACCGAGGGCACGCAGCGCGACGCGGTCTGGCTGAGTTTCGGTGCGAACAAGTCGCATGGCGTGCCCCGCGTCAAAGGCTGCACCGCCGAGATCATCAAGAAGATCTTCGCTGATCCCGAATGGGCCAAGGTGCCGCAGACAAAGATCGCCCAGCACGTTGGCGTCAGCCCGGAATTCATCTCCAAGGTCCGCGCATCTATTAACCGGTTAATAGATGCGCAGTCGGAGAAAGCAGACGCTGACGACTTCCCCGATGCCCCCATCAAGACTGTCACCCGCAAGGGCAAGACCTACCAGATGAAGGTGGGCCAGATCGGCAAGGCCAAGAAGCCCCGGGCCAAGAAGTTCGGCGGTATCGCCAAGGATGCCGCCGTGCCCATCCGCAAACCCGGGCAGATGATCCCGACGCTGACGGTCTCCATCCCTTTGAATAACCCCGACGCCGCGGCCGGGGCGTTGCTGTCCAACTGCGAGCCGGCCTACTTGCGGGCGATGGTCGCCCGGATCACGACCGTCCTGGACGAAAGGGGCCTGTCGTGAACTGGCATCGCTACCGCGAGTTCCGTTCTAACCACTACCGCAAGACCGGCAAGCTGGTCCGACTGCTGGCCCTGCACACCCAACCTTCGGACCGCCAAAGGATAAACCCATGATCGCCACCGCTGAATTCCCCAAGAGAACAGGCAGGATGCACACCGTCATCATGCTGGTCGGCCCCGACCAGGCCATCAAGTGGCTGGAGGGCAACACCCGCAACCGGCGGCTGGACCAGAAGCACGTGGATTACCTGGCCGCCGAGATGAAGGCCGGTCGCTGGAAGCTAACGCACATCGGCATCGCCTTCGACATCAACGGCACTCTCCAGGACGGTCAGCACCGGCTGTGGGCCATCGTCATGTCGGGCTGCACGGTCGAGATGAACGTCACCTTCAACACGTCGGAGGACTGTATCGAGTACGTGGGCGGCGAGAAGAGGCGCATGGACCACGAGCGGATGCACCTGTCGGGCCGCTACGAGGGCGGGGTCCGCAAGGATCACCTGGCGGCGCTGCGGGCGATGCTCCAGGGCGTCGAGGACCCCAGGACCATCCCGTTCTGCCGCGAGATGGACCTGATGGCCCAGCACAAGCCCGCCATCGACTTCGCCGTCCAGCACCTCACCACCAACCGGGTCAAGGGCGTCGGCTCGTCGGTCACACGGGCGGTTGTGGCGCGGGCCTGGTACTCGGCCGACCTGGAGAAGCTGCGCCGGTTCTGCGAGGTGCTTCGGACGGGCATGCGAAGCGGTGATGACGAGAACGTCATCATCCTCCTGCGGGATTACCTGGCCGGGGCCGACAGCCGCGAGGGCCTGGGCCAGTTCCGCGACCGGTACGGCAAGGTCGAGCGCGTGCTGAACGCCTACCTGAACGGCAGGTCGCTGAGCGTCCTTCGGCCCTGCCAGGCCGAGATGTACCCGCTACCCGAGGAGCAGGAGAAGGTCGCGTAGATGATCTCCCTTCGCCCATATCAGTCCGCCGCCGTGGACGCGGTGTACCGCCACCTGAGGGATCACGACGACAATCCCGTCGTCGTGATCCCCACGGGCGGTGGCAAGACACCGGTGATGGCCACCATCTGTGACGACACCGTTCGCAAGTGGGACGGGCGCGTCCTGGTGCTGGCACACGTCCGGGAACTGCTGGAGCAGACGGCAGGCACGCTGTCGGAGATGGCCCCGCAACTGGACGTGGGCATCTATTCGGCCGGCCTGCGCCGGCGGGACACGGAGCATCGCGTCATCGTCGCGGGCATCCAGTCGGTGTACAAGCGGCCAGGCGACCTTTTTGGCGAAAACGCCTTCGACCTCATCCTTATAGATGAAGCGCACATGATCCCGCCGGAGGGCGACGGGATGTATAGGCAATTCCTCTCCGACGCCAAGGTCATCAATCCCCACGTCCGCACGATCGGCCTGACGGCCACGCCGTTTCGGATGTCCAGCGGGTCGATCTGCCAGGCCGACCACTTCCTCAATTCCATCTGCTACGAGGTCGGCGTCCGCGAGCTGATCCGTGACGGCTACCTGTGCCCCTTGCGCACCAAAGCCGCCATCGCCAAGGCGGACACCAGTTCCCTGCACGTCCGGGGCGGTGAGTTCATCGCCGCCGAGACCGAGGAGCTGATGGACCAGGACAACCTCGTTCGCGCCGCCTGCGCCGAACTGGTACAACAGACCCAGGATCGCCAGTCGGTGCTGATTTTCGCCAGCGGGGTTCAGCACGGTCTGCACGTCATGGAGACTCTCCAGCGTGAGCACGGCATCGAGTGCGGCTTCGTGTGCGGGGATACGCCCACGGGTGAGCGCGACCGCGTTATAGCTCGCTTCCGGCGTCAGGGCGGCAAGGGGCTGTTCGGTGATAACCGTCCGCTGAAGTACCTCTGCAACGTCAACGTGCTGACGACCGGGTTTGACGCCCCCAACGTGGACTGCATCGCCATGCTGCGCCCGACCATGTCGCCGGGCCTCTATTACCAGATGGTCGGAAGGGGCTTTCGGCTCTGCGAGGGCAAGACCGACAGCCTGGTGCTGGACTTCGGGGGCAACGTCATGCGCCACGGGCCGGTCGATGACCTGCGCGTCACCGAGCCGGGCAAGGGCGACGGTGAGGCGCCGGCCAAGGAGTGCCCAGATTGCTGCGCAATCATTCACGCCGCCTATGCCGTATGCCCGGAATGCGGCCACGTCTTCCCCCCGCCGGAACGCCAGCGGCACGACGCCGAGGCCTCCACGGAAGGCGTCCTTTCCGGCCAGGAGACCGTCACCGAGTACCCCGTCCAGGAGGTCAACTACGCCGTCCACGTCAAACGCGGGGCCGACGAGAACGCCCCCAGGACAATGCGGGTGGAATATCGCATCGGCTGGAACAAGCACATCAGCGAGTGGGTCTGCTTCGAACACACCGGCTATGCCCGCGCCAAGGCCGAGCACTGGTGGCGGCAGCGATCCAACGAGCCTGTTCCCTCCACGGCCGAGGAGGCGGTGGGCATTGCGTCATGCGACGGCATAAGTAACACACTGTCCATCCAGGTCCGTCGCGTGGCCGGCGAACCTTACGACCGCATCATCGGTCACACGCTGGGCGACAAGCCTCCGGCCATGGCCGCGGGCGACCTGGCTGGTCCAGAACCAGAGTATGTGCCGGTGGCGGAAGACGACTCCATTCCGTTCTGACCGGGAGGACACGATGGCCAGCAACGTGACAGACATCGACAAGGAACTCATTCGACAGGTGCGGCAG